ATGTCCGCAAATAGAACAGGAAAACGCGTCAAAAAGGAACGTACTTTACGGAAGACTACGAGCAATCTCGATGTGCTTTTCGTACAGTTTCGCGCAATTAAGAAATCGGAGGGGCGAGCGCAATCAACGCTCAACCAATACGAAGACAATTACGGCTTCTTTCTCGAATTTCTTGACCGTAAGGGGATCGCGCGGTCCATTCACGAAATGAGCCGAGAAGTAATTCGCAGGTATATCGTTTACATGCAAGACGAATGGGTTAAATTCGAGGACCATTATTTTAAGAAGGACGAGCATATGACGAAAGGGCTTGCGCCGGGGACGATTAATACTCGATTGAAGACCTTGCGCGTGTTCTTTAAGACATTATATGACGAGGATCTTATCGAGCATAACCCGATGGTCGGTATAAAGAACGTTAACGAACCCGAAGAGGAAGTCGTTATTTTAGACGAGGAGGAGCTTCGGTTGCTATTTGCTGCGCCTAATCAACGCGAATATGCCGACTTCAGGGATTACGTTTTAATGAACGTTTTACTCGACGGAATGATGCGTATTTCTGAAGCGCTAGGGCTCAAGCAGGAAAACTTCGACTTTGCAGCTCGTACTCTTTATATTCCGGCTACTGTTGCGAAAAATAGACGGGCTCGTACGGTTCCTATTGAATTCGGCACAGCGAAAATATTGAATGAATTAATAGTAGAAAACCGTGCGGATTTCGAGAGCGAATATATTTTTCTCGCAAACTATGGCGAACGTTTAACGCGCGATCACTTCCGAAAACGCCTCGTTGAATACGCGAAAGAGGTCGGCATAAAGAAGCGGGTGCATCCGCATTTATTCCGACATACGGCGGCAACTATGTACTTGGAGAGCGGTGGAGATATGCGCCATTTACAAATGTTATTGGGGCATAGTGATTTACGTATGGTTCAAAGATACACGCACCTTTCCGGAAGCTCACTAACGGCTCAACACGAAAAATATTCCGCCATAAATAAGGTTCGTGGAAAACTAAATAAGCAGCGAAAAATAAAACGGAGATGACTCGGCCATAAGGCCGGGTTATTTTTTTGTCCTTTTTCCGAAGTGTATTCGCAGTTATAAATGACGGGCGAAAAAAGTTTCGTGATTCATGTCGCAAAATTAACGGTAGCCTACCCGTTATAGAAGTGAGAGGTGATTACGAATGACAAACGAACAGCTAGGCGTATTAGACTTACGCGAACACAAATTTACGCAGGTAGCGAGTTGCGTTTTATCTGACCGTAAGATTCTCGATAAGAGCGCGCAGAAGCTCGTTTACACGATGCTATCAATGCACGCGGACAATCACAGTAAGCGATCGTTTCCGTCTATAAAAACGTTGGCAAGCGAATGCTTATGTTCGGAGAATACGGTTAGGGATGCGTTAAAGAAATTGAAGGCGGTGGGACTCATCGATATACGCGAAAGGAAATCGCAGGAGAGCGGGCAGTTATCGAACCTTTACGTATTGCTTCCAATACCGAGCATCTTCGATTCGTGAAGCCGGGGGTTCGTAAGGTGAAGCCGTCCCTTGCTTAAACGATAGACGAACTATACTCATTTACTATATTCATTATCTATACTCAATTAAATAATAGCGCTCAATTAAAACCCTTTCGCGCAGATACTTATTAAATAATAATTCTATCGCGGTAAGGAACATCCGCAAGAGTGAGCGTAAGCGAGCGATTGCTAGGTCTTATTAATAAACGAAAGGAAGGCGGTAGTATGGATATGTACAAAGAAGGCGCCCGGCTCGGTTTAGATAGGCCGTTATCCAACGAAGAGCGGTCCAACATCGAATGTTTACTGCGGACTTACAACAAGCACTCATACGTTCATAGATCGTTGTTCAGGTTATTGTGCGATGAACGAAAAGCTAACGAAGGAGGCGACGCCAACCATGGCGATTGAAATCCCGATCTCACCCGATTACAAACTGACGTCCGACTCGCTTAACATCATCGTAAATGAACGCTATTTCACCGACCCGACAAAAGCGCCGAACTGGCCGAAGAAGCTTGCGGAGGACCCGAACGCTGACCCGACGCCGAAGGAAAAGTGGCGCGAAGTAGCATATCACTCAACGGTCGAACGCGCGGTACTCGACGTAATGAATCGGCGATTGCGCGACTCGGATGCGACATCGATAGCGGAATTAGCACGATTAATACGGGAATTTCGCGAGGAAATAGCGGCTTTACTGGCGGTCGGGGGCAATCGGTAGGGTAAGCGGTAAAACGTGAAAATACACGGAATGGAGGCGGCGAAAACATGACCGAAGAAGTTAAACGATTGCGATGTGCTGTGGCGGATCTGATTGGCGAGAACGAGCGGCTGAAAGAGGAAAACGAAATGTTTAGGGGAGAGTTAGCGGCTATTCGCGATATGTTGCCGGACGAATATGGTTTCGAAGAGGGCACGGTCGAATATGCGGTCGGTTATCCGGAGGGCGTAAAAGACCTCGTAAGGCAGACGGTCGAGCGGATGCAGTTGTTAGTTGATCATAATTGGTATTTATACGATGAAGCTGAGAGATATAGCTATGGATCGCAATTGTTTAAATTGACGCAGGATACCGGCGCAGCAAAGTACATGACGGGCGTCGATTTTAATGCGGTGACGGATACCGGCTTCTATTATATGAGCGGCGCAACGGCGGCATTAAACGCCCCGGTAAATAACAACGGATATCTGCTCGTTCATAACTATAGTACGTACGCGTATCAGGAATACACGTCCTATAGCAGTAACGATTCGACGTCTTCGGGCCGGCGGAAGTTTATGCGTAATAAGGTCGCGAGCTCGGATTCATGGACGTCGTGGCGCGAGCTCGAATCGGTGGATGGGGCGCAATCAAAGGTTGACGCTCACGCTAACAGAACGGACATCCACGTCGTACAAGCGGATAAAGATAAGTGGAATAGTCCGTGGGTCGCGACGTGGAATAACGTTACTTTGATTAACGGAGCGCAGCAAAACACCGGCTATCCGTTCAAGTTTTCAGTAGCGAATAACGAAATTAAACTGCGAGGCACGTTCGGCTCGCTACCGGCCGCCGGTACGACGGTAGCGAAGTTCACGTACAAGCCGACGCAGCTTGTAGATTTCGTCGTACCTACGATCGGATCTTATGGAACGGCGCGGTTCGCATTTACGACGGATGGCGAATTGCGGTTCGATGGTCTTTCAGCGACCGACTCGGCAAGCGTTACGCGTGTGTCCTTTAATATCGGTATTCCACTATGGTAAAGGAGGAAATCAGAATGCACGTTTTATACTACGACAAAAATTTCGACTATGCCGGCGAAGAAGATATCGATGTAGAAGTGCTGCCGCCAAACAGTACGGACGTATTGCCCGATCCCTCGATCATCTCGCCGCGATTCGATAAGAAGAAAAACGTATGGGTCGAGGGGGCGACAGAGGAATACAAAGAGAGCATTAAGCCTGATCCGCCGGCTCCGAATGAAATCGAGAATCTTCAGAAGCAGATAGCGGATTTATATTATCTTATCGCGACAGGAGGAAACTAAATGACTTGGTATCTCCGTATCAAAAATCTTTATGACGCCGGCCTTTGGACGAAAAAGCAAGTTCACGATACTGTCGGAGCCGGTCGGATAACGCCGGAAGAATACGAAAAAATCACCGGAGATGTTTACGATCCCAACAAACCTCCTATCGAAGAACCTTCGGAAGAAACAGGCGGACAGGAGGCGTAGTTATTGAACGGCGGCGAATTAGACGTACTCAAATATTTTTTAACGCAGGGACCGTTCGCGGTCCTTTTTACGTGGCTGCTGATTTACGTAATGAAATCGAATAGGGAGCGCGAATCGCGGCTACAGGACTTACTCGATAAATTTAGCGATAAGTATGACGTCATCATCGACAAGATCGATAGGCTCGAAGAGAAATTCCGCGGAAGAGAATAACTGAATAAACGCAACACGCCCGTCAGGTGAGAGTCCCGGCGGGCTTTTTTAATGCAAAAAACGAAAAGGGGACGATTTAATGGCGATTTCAGTACGTAAGAACCTAGTGTCTGCGAGTAAGTATTCGATTAAGTGTCCGAATTCAATGGATGCGCAATACATCACGTTTCATAATACGGCGAATGACGCGTCAGCAGACGCAGAGATCCGATATATGATCGGAAACAACAACGAAGTGTCTTACCATTTCGCAGTAGACGATAAGGAAGTCGTTCAGGGTATTCCGACAGACCGTAACGCATGGCATACCGGAGATGGAAACGGCGCAAATTCCGGCAACCGGACGTCTATCGGCGTCGAGGTTTGTTACTCGAAATCCGGCGGTGCTAAGTACGAAGCTGCCGAAAAACTGGCGATCAAATTCATCGCGCAATTACTGAAGGAACGCGGATGGGGCATCGATCGTCTGCGTAAACACCAAGACTGGTCCGGTAAATACTGCCCACATCGCGTGTTAGCGGAAGGACGTTGGGAAGCCGTAAAAGCGGCAATCGCTACGGAACTCAAAGTACTCGGCGGCAAGTCTTCTGCAAGCAAGCCGGCCAAGACGTCCGGATCGACATACACCGTTAAGAAAGGCGACACCTTGTCTGAAATTGCGGTGAAAACAGGCGTCAGTATGGCGAAGTTACAAGCATATAATGGCATTAAGAATGCGAATAAGATTACGGTCGGCCAAGTGTTAAAACTGACGGGGTCTGGCGGCTCTTCTAAACCGTCATCCGGCGGTAAGAAATACGTTTACCTTCCGGCTTCGGCCGACTCATGGCGCATCTATCCGACAAATAAGGCGCCAGTCAAAGGGAACGAAATTAACTATTTGCGTCCGAAAAAATTCGGCGGCCTTAAATACGAAATCCTTGCGAATCCGCAAACGGACGTTTACACGATCAAGACGGACCAGTTCGGAAAGGTAAATATCTATGCCGGAAAAATAACAGGCGCAACAGTAAAATAAACGAAAAGGGAGACGATAATTATGGAAGAAGTATTAATTTTCGCGACTATCCTCGCGCCTATCTTAACGGCGCTCGTTCAGCTCGTTAAGAAAACGATTAAGCTGCCGACGAATATTGTGCCGGCTCTCAGTTTCGTCATCGGTATCGGATTGGGCGCGATTGCTTATCCGTTTACTGACCTCGACTTGGTGCTGCGTTTGTGGGCCGGCGGGTTTGCCGGCTTGGCTGCGACAGGTCTTTTCGAGATCGGAACAAAACGAGAGGGAACTACGAAATAAAATAACGAAAAGCCCTGTCCTTAACCGGATGGGGCGTTTTTTTATTTAATATAGATCAATTTTAATATCTTTCCCGTGCACAATGAAGTCTTTTGCGTGCGAATCTTTTAGTACATCCGCAGCCTTAATCCGCACATTACTCTCGCCTTTCAGCACCGGAACAAGCACCATATTATCTCCGACTTTTGCGCCGGACATTATCTCTGTAGCTGACGGGTTAGGCGCGCCCAATGTAGCGTTAAAGCTTAAGTCCACTTGCTGCCCTTCGCTGTCCACAGCGGTTTCGAATCCGTTCCACTTCTTAATTTCATCCGATCCGACATTTTCGATATCATAAGATATTTGCGCATATGTAAACTCGTTCATATCTTCTCCCAAAGCGTTGTTCAGCGTCACCTTAAAATCATCTGTCAAGCTAGTCGCAGTCAATACTTTCGCGTCCTTAAACGTGATCTTTAAATCTCCGATCTTTAACGACTTGTCTCTATTGTCCTTCACAGAATGCGCCGTGATCGTGCCGACATTAGGGTCTTTCAAGCTGTCACCGGCTTTTGATAACGTCTTTTTCTCCGTAGAAGATGTGTCTTTTTCTGCTGCGTCAGACGACGATGTGTCCACAGAGGATTCTTCTTTCTTGGTAGTCTGCGTAGAGGACTCCGTACCCTTGCCGCAAGCAGCCATGACGAAAACGAGGCAGCCGACTATAATCGCAAACCATAACGATTTTTTCATGCGTATTCCCCCTTTTTATCTATATCGACTTAATTTTAAATTATTCGATGCAGGAAAGATACAGAATTTTGCGCCATTTAGCAGCTGTGAAGTAGTTGAAGGGCTAAATTGTATTGAAGTTATAATTGATTATACAGTATAATTTTGGTATGGGAGGGCGTGAGCTTGGACGAAAATTTAATTTTTGATATTAGTTCGTTAGATTCAGCATTAGACACTCTGTCTTCGTACTTAGATTTGAACAGAAACCAGATTGCTGAGTACATAATTAATAATAAGGATGAGTATTGTGCAGAAGTATTTCTTAAAAAGTTCGGTATCAAAGAGGAAAGTATTTTAAGGGATAAAATAATGCTTGTGGCACTACATGCAACGTTCAATGATGATGATTGTAAAGCGATAAAAGATAATGGACTCCTAAACCTTCAAGAGGCTTTAACAGAAGATACTTCTTTGAAGAGATTTTTGAATAAATATGATATAAGGTTTGATATACGCAAAAAAATTTTATTCTATAAAGATAAAAAAATATACCTAGAAAGTAAACCTTCAGGGTATCTACTCCAAAGTCGCAGGGAAAAAATTATCTCTAACATTTATCGAAAATTATATGGCGATTATCAAATAAATGCTTTTTTACATACTGACAATGCGTTAGAATACGATGGTTTTAATTACATGCGACCTGAATTTTTACAAAACTTAGCTTGTTTACCCGGTCTTTCAGATATTGAAATTGAGTGGGAAGATTTACACAAACCCTATATTATAAAATTTAAATCATCTTTGGTTGACTATGAAGATTTTACATTTCTAGACGGAGAAGAACACAATCTATATGGCAAAGAACATAAATATTTGTTAATTTTAAAATCGCTTATAACTAAAGCATTACAAGCTATAAATAGTATTTTTCATTATTACTCTAAAAGTGAATTTGTTGCATACCTTTTAAAAAATTGTAAAGTTGAACCTCTCAACATAATTAAGATATATAATGAAGAAGAGTATTTAGGAGAATTAAATAATTTTTAATTACTCAATCTTAGCAGTATGAAAAATTGAGACATTAGAGTTAAGGTTTAGTATATGTAAAGGTTGCAGGTAGAAGCGCTGTAGTCTATAATCGTAATTAACAGAATAAGAACGTTCCATGTTAGTCGCATGACTTAACGGCGACTTAACGCTGATATACCAACGTTTGACTTACCGACTGACTTATCGGATCACTTGCGGATACCTTGACAGGGTAGAGGTCGCTGGTTCGAGCCCAGTCGGAATCATACACTGCGGTTAGAGACGTTATATCAACGTTTCTAGCCGTTTTTTATTGCGTTGACTTAGTCGTATTAAGGCGCAGGGTAGCGGTCCTACCAACGACAAGGAAGCGGTTTTTATTGCGGTGACTTAACCGAATGGAGGCGGTAATATGTCCGCAAATAGAAAAGGAAAACTCGTCAAAAAGGAACGTACTTTACGGAAGACTACGCGCAATCTCGATGTGCTTTTCTACGGACTGAAGACAGTCTATCCTATTGAAAACATAGATAAAGCCCTTCTCATAAGAGAAGGGCTTTCTTTTATCTTGAGGGATTCAATGTGTTGTTTTATTTGTTCTGTAACTTGTTTAAGGCATTAGGAGGTCTACTATCAGGATTAGAGATCCCTTTTTTTATTTTACTAATGTTTTTTGGATCACTCAGAACAGAACTATACTTTCCGACCTTTTCGGCAAGTGCTGTCTGACATGTTACTCAAATTTCACCGCGTAGAATAGTGAATGTACTTAACCTTTAAATACCTCAGGAATTTTATTTCTCCATATTAATAACAGCTCTTTAAATTGGTCTGTTTCTATTGAGTTTTTATAAGGGGCGTCGATCAAAAAAGGGTTTTCAACATCGGTAACATCTTTTTTTATCAATACACTTATGCCATTTAAATCAATTTCAAAATCCTCATGTATCCCATTTAAAACATTCTGAATGTATTCTATATACTCATCAGTTTGTTCTATTGTTGTAATATTTTCAATGAAGTCAGAGAAAAGACTGATTTCTTCTGGTAAAACTATTTTTATATCACCAAATGGATCTTTATCAAACCTGTATGAATATTTCATGTGTCACGGTCACCTTTTAGATTATTTTTTATATAACGGATATGCAGTTGCTATTGTTCCGTCACTATTTAAATACATTTCAATTTTAATTCCTGTTGAAGTGATTCCCCTATACTTATTTGAACGTACTTGTTTTCTAGTATGATAAGCTTCGTCAATTGCTTTTAATACATCGGCGCGGTTCCATTCTCTTGGAAAGAAACTTGAATCCGCTATCTTTTTTACAGACCCGACTTCAACTTTCGCCATATACACTCCATTTTTGTCAGGTTTCTTTTCTGTACCTGGTATAATCTTCCCGCCCATCATGCTTTCATGGTGGTAGCCAACTGCTTTACCGCGTTTATTAACTTCTCCATGATAAATATGTTTCATTGTACCTGCGGTATACTTGCTTTTTCCTGTGCTAAAATTTGAAGTCACAGATTTACTGAGAACACTCTCTTTCTGATCTTCAATAATACTTTTCAACAAAGGCGTATTTTTCACATTGTGAGTATTTTCAATATCCTGTGCTATTCCGGCAAGTGCGGGTTCGTACTTATTTTTCGAAACGGAATTGATATAGTCTTTTCCTTTTTTGATCCCGGTTTTTACATGTTTGACAGCCGCTTTTTCTCCGGCTTCCAAGACGTTATCCACTTTGGCGGCACCTGTTTTTGCGAGCTTGCTTGATACTTTTACAGCTGAGCCGGAACCTTTGAGCCCGACGATGCTCCCGATGGCGTAAGTGATGTAATGTGATCTAGAATACGCATCCCCGTTAACCATTTTATCATTCCATGAATCCGCCAGGTTTGTCCATATGATTTTTGCGTAGGAGGGTGTGTTCAATACAGCCGATATGGTTTTAGCAACTTTTTGTTCATCAGAGAGATGGTAAAAATCCCATGCGCCGACAGCCAGATCTTTGACGCCGGTTATTGTGTCTTTCCCGACATCATAAAGGCCGACGCCTATTCCTTTGACGATATCCCAAGCCGTTTCTCCGACTTCTTCGAGCTGTTTTGCTTGTTCAAGCTGCATCACATATTCCACCTGAGCGGGTTCAAGGTTTTCATAGCCGATCTTCTTCGCGATTTCCAAATACTCATCCGGATCGGTGACACCATCGGCCAGCTTTTTCTTTAGATCCTTGATTTCCCGCTCTTTCGCTTCTTCCTTTTTAATCGTCAAATAAGCATCCGAATGTCTTGCGATATCGCCTTTTTTCTTATGGATGTCGCTTTCACGGTACGCTTTGGCGTTGTAGTGAAGCGGCGTGGCGCTTTTTCCTTTGCCTGTTGCGTTTTGAAGCTGCTGAAAGTCGGCTTGGATGAACTGTTCGTTCGCTTCGGTTTCTGCGTATTCTTTCGTTAGATCGTGATCAAGCTTGCCGAGCTTATGTATCGTTTCGCTTCTTTTTTTGTCAGCTGAAGAAAGCTTCTGATCTGTGCTTTCCGTTGAAAATAGATCAAGCGAGATGATGTCATCGATCTCACCGAGGATGGAGCGCATGTCCTTTTTCTGCTCTTCCATAATTGCCTTTGATTTACTGAGGGCGTGGGTGAGCTCGTGCTCCAGAAATGATTCTTCTACATGAGATCCGGAAAGACCTGCGTCTTCGATTTTGCCGGGAAGGCTTGTGAGAAATGCGATTTTCATATCGATCAGATCAAGCCAGCTGTCTGTGACGCCGGCGTGGTCCTGAAAAAAGGCTTTGATATTGTCGGCGCCCCGGCCTGAGAAATCGCCCTCACCAAGATCAGCCATGCCTTGAAACGCTTTTTTCAGATTAACCATCTGGCCGCGCAGTTCTTTGTATTCACCCGCGCGCTGTTTGGCAGCGGCCAGCAGGGTGGTTGCTTCGAAAACTTTCATGACCATATCCTTTCATACGAAATACTTTAACAAGATATTACCATGTAGGAATGAAGAAACAGAACAATGTGTGATCAAGGAGAAGAAAATGAATAATTTGACCTGAGTCTTTGTCCTTAATCTTGTGTGGTTAAGAATTTGAGAAGAGAGGCTATGGGTGAGAAACCGGAGTGCAGGGAATTACTTGGCAGTGTTCGAATTAATTGAATTGGAAAGATTAAGCGGGTTAAAAAGGTTGGAACGTATTATTAGATAATGAATTATGGTGTGTGATAGATGAAGATGCAAGATGATGGTGAGGTATTAACCGGAATTGATAGATTAACGGAAAATAATGTATAATGTACCAGGCAGCTTTGAACTCATTGAAGGTGATGAACATGAAGAAATGGAAAGTTTTTATAAGGTGAAATAATTCTGAATTAAATGAAGAGATTAAATTTGTATAAGTCTTTTTGTTCTGTCTTTATTACTGACGCCCCTTTTACTTTGCTATAATGCAACTCTAAGGCTGCAGATCGCAAATGATCGAGTGCGGTGTATGAACGGGGGCAATGATTATGGTAAACAAAATATTACGCAAAATAAATGGAGCAACAATCTTCTTTGTATTGGTTTTAGCATTTGATTTAACTGTTTTCTTAATGTCTCATGATGGTTATTACTTAAGCTTTGTAGTGGAAACAAATTATATTTTCCCTGTACTGATTACTTTAGTCGGTTTTTTTGTGTTAGCTCGTAGATATAAAATACGGCAATTATATGTAATTTGCTTAACAATTCCAGTAGTACTTATAGTTGCATTGTTGGCGGCAACTGGTGATTCATATGGGACCATTTCTTCGCCAGCTAAAAATGTAACAGTAACCATAGAATATAGAAACGCCACCTTAGGGGAAACGAATCACTTTTACGATTTTTATGTGCATGTTCCTAGTTTATACCCTGGTTTAATGAGAAAAGTGAATAAGGACACCGTATATATTATGACCCGAAATACCGAGGGTGAAGACGACCTTGATGTGTTAGGAGTAGGTAATGCCGAATGGAAAGATAACAAAATAATTTTCCATTCAGCATATGAAAAGGCGATTGAGGTTGATTTATAG